ACAGTTTTGTAGAAGAATTGGCAATCGATCTACCTAAATTTTTAAATTCGACCAGTAAGGAAAAAGCACAAACTTTATTAAGGATTATAGGTGTCGGTGATGAATTAGCAAAGCTGGAGAGAGAAGAGCAAGAGTTGTACAACCAAAGGAGAGCAATTGGTCAAATTGCAGATCAGAAAGAGAAATTCGCTAAAGAAATGCCTTATTATCCTGATGCACCAAAAGAGCCAATCTCTATAAATGACCTTATTCAGCAACAACAAGAAATTCTAGCACGTAACGGAGAAAATGAGCGAAAAAGACAACAAGTAGCACGGATCCAACACAAACATCATCAGGAACAACAAGAGATCCAAAGATTAGAACAACAATTAGCACAGTTGAAAGAACAACATGCACAGACAACACAAGATTTAGAGATTGCTCAAAAAGATGCACTGGATCTAAAAGACGAATCAACAGATGAACTCGAGAAGAACATTGCTGAAATTGACGCCATTAACGTAAAGGTACGTGCGAATTTAGATAAGGATAAGGCTGAGGAAGACGCTAAGGAATACCGTAATCAGTATAACGGATTCACAGAGAAAATAGAGCAAGTTCGTAAACAGAAAGCGGAACTTCTAGAAAATGCAAATTTACCATTACCTGAATTAAGTGTAGAAAATGGTGAGTTGATTTATAAAGGTCAGCAGTGGGATAACATGTCCGGCAGTGACCAATTAAAAGTAGCTACCGCTATTGTCCGTAAGTTAAAGCCTGATTGTGGCTTCATTTTAATCGATAAATTAGAACAAATGGATTTAGATACATTAAATGAATTCGGTCAATGGTTGGAACAAGAGAATTTACAAGCAATTGCAACACGAGTATCTACTGGAGACGAATGTGAAATCATCATTGAGGATGGCTATGTAGCAAATCAAACGGAAGAAACACAACAAGAAAACAGCGTCGAGCAGCCGGCGTGGAAACCGGGGGAATTTTAAATGTTTGAAATCGTAAGTGGTCGCATCGAAAAGGCTAAGAAAGTAGTTTTATACGGACCAGAGGGGATTGGAAAATCCTCGTTGGCCGGTAATTTTCCGAATCCAGTATTTATCGATACAGAAGGTTCGACAACAGAAATGGAAATCGATAGGTTAAAACGTCCGACAAGTTGGACTATGTTATTACAACAAATCGATTTTGTTAAAGGTCAGGTTGGACGATTTAAAACTTTAGTTATCGATACAGTTGATTGGGCGGAGATGTTATGTAACCAACACGTATGCTCCCAACACAATGTAAAAGGGATTGAGGACTTTGGATATGGTAAAGGTTATGTTTATGCAACAGAAGAATTCGGACGCTTTTTAAATAAATTAACGGAAGTAATTGAGGCGGGAATGAATGTTGTTTTAACCGCCCATAGCCAAATCGTAAAGTTTGAACAACCGGATGAAATGGGAGCTTATGATCGCTACCAATTGAAATTAGGAAGAGGGACAGGGAGTCGAACCGCTGCGCTAATTAAGGAATGGGCCGATATGGTATTGTTCCTGAACTATAAAACCTATAGTGTAGCAACAGATCAAAGTGGTAAAAAGTTCAAGGCCCAGGGTGGAGAAAGAGTTATGTATACAACGCACCACCCAGCATGGGATGCTAAAAATCGCTTTGGACTTCCCGATGAATTGCCTTTAGATTATTCGCATATTGCTCATATTTTTAACACTCAAGCTACCGAACAGGTACAGGAGACCTGGACAAGTCAACCGACACCAGAACAACAAGAAACGTTTAAGGTTGAAGCGGAACCAGTACAGGAACCGGCCCAAGAACCAACTCAAGCGGAGACGGAACCTGTAAGTAATACTGATGAGTCCGAACCATCCGGAAATACCGGACAGTTGCAACCATCCGTAAATGTCGAACAGTCTGATGAAGGAGTAACCTTAGATCCAAATATTCCGGAATCATTAAGGGATTTAATGGAACAACATGGCGTGTCGGAGGAAGAAATACAAATTGTTGTTAGTGAAAGAGGGTATTATCCAATCGGTACACCAATATTAAACTATGATCCCGATTTTATCGACGGTGTTTTAGTTGCAGCATGGGATCAAGTTCATCAAATGATTAAAGATTTTAGAGATAAAATACCATTTTAAAAACAGGAGGAATTTAAAATGACAACAAATCAAGGTTACGAATTAGGTTGGGATGACGAAATTGAAGAGAGTGGTCCAAGTTTTGTATTACTACCTGCTGGAGATTATAACTTCGAGGTAACTAAATTTGAGCGTAGTCGATACCAGGGAGGTGCCAATTTACCTCCATGTAACATGGCTATCTTAACTTTAAAAATCGATGGAGGCGAACATGGATCTACAACAGTAATTGATCGCTTGTATCTTCACTCAAGCACCGAGGGTTTTTTATCTAACTTTTTTGAGGCCATTGGCCAGAAAAAAGAAGGTGAACGCGTTCGTATGAATTGGAACGCTGTTATGGGGGCAAAAGGTAGATGCACGTTAGAGATTAACACTTATATGAGAGATGGGGAAGAACGAAAAAATAACCAAGTGAAAACTTATTTACCTTATGAAACGTACTTGAAACATGCAGGACAAGGACAGCAACAAGCAACACAGCAACCAATGAATCAAGCACCATTTCCAACTGGACAAGCCACTAATCAACAAACACAACAGCAAAACTTTACTCAAGGTCAATTCTAGGAGGTAAAAAATTGAAGCTTAGACCATACCAAGAAGAAGCTAGAAAAGCTATACAGGACGAGTGGAAGAGTGGGGTTAAAAACACCCTGCTCGTCCTTCCCACTGGTACTGGGAAAACTATTGTATTCAGCAAAGTAATTGAAGATAGAGTCAAATTAGGAGAGAGAGTGTTAGTTTTAGCGCATAGAGCGGAACTATTAGACCAAGCAGCAGACAAACTAGAACAAGCAACAGGATTAAAAACGGCAACAGAAAAAGCCGAACAGACGGCCCTTAATTCGTGGTATCGGGTCGTCGTCGGCTCGGTTCAAACGCTAATGCGAGAAAAGAGACTAAATCAATTCGATAATGATTTCTTCGATTGCATTATCATCGATGAGGCACATCGGACCTTAGCAGATAGTTATTTACGTATCTTGGATCACTTTTCTGAAGCTAATGTATTAGGTGTAACAGCTACACCAGACCGGGGGGATATGAAAAACCTAGGGTCTGTTTATGAATCATTAGCCTATGAATATAGTTTACCACAAGCTATAAAAGAAGGGTATTTATCGCCAATTAAAGCATTAACAATACCCTTAGAATTAGATATATCACAGGTTGGTCAATCAGTTGGAGATTTTGCAGTAGGTCAATTAGGTTCAGCGTTAGATCCTTACCTTGAATCTATTGCCGAGGAAATGTGGAAAGTCGCTAGTGATAGAAAAATTGTTGTTTTTTTACCTCTAGTTAGTACAAGTCAAAAGTTTGTAGAGATATTAAATCAAAAAGGATTTAATGCTGCCGAAGTAAACGGAGAATCAAAAGATCGAGAAAAAATATTAGAAGATTTCGAAAATGATAAATATAACGTGCTATGTAATTCGATGCTATTAACGGAAGGATGGGATTGCCCTAGCGTTGATTGTGTCGTTGTACTAAGGCCTACAAGAGTTAGGAGCCTGTACAGTCAGATGGTTGGACGGGGCACTCGGCTCTTTCCGGGTAAAACGGAGTTACTATTACTCGATTTCCTTTGGCATACAGACCGGCACGAATTGGTCCACCCAGCGCATTTAATCGCTGAAAATGACGAAGTGGCCGCTGCAATGACCAAACGAATTGAAGAAGCGGGAATGCCTTTAGATTTGGAAGATGTCGAATCAGTAGCTAAAGAAGATGTCATTGCCGATCGTGAGGAAGCCTTAGCTAAGGAACTAGCGGAAATGAGAAAGCGAAAGCGTAGATTAGTAGATCCGTTACAATTCGAAATGTCTATTCATGCTGAAGACCTAGCGAATTATGTTCCTACATTTGGTTGGGAAGCTGAACCACCAAGCGAAAAACAAATAGAGAATCTTGAAAAGTTAGGGATATTTGCCGGGGAAATTGAAAGTGCCGGAAAAGCGGAAAAGATATTAAATCATTTAGATTATCGTAGAAAACAAGGATTAACAACACCTAAACAAATTAGATTCTTAGAGCAAAGGGGATTTAAAGATGTTGGGATGTGGGATTTTGAACATGCTAGAAAGTTGATTAACCGAATTGCAGCAAATGGTTGGAGAACACCAAATGATATTAATCCAAAAGAATATAAACCGGAAAGTAGGAGTGTAGCAAATGGCGGAAATGAAATTGGATTTAACGAAATTATTGGATAACGTTGATCCGTCCGGTTTAACGTATGAAGAATGGTTAAATGTCGGAATGGCATTAAAACATGAAGGTTATACCGCTTCAGATTGGGATATATGGAGCAAGCGGGACGGAGATAGATACCGTCCCGGAGAATGCTTCAGGAAATGGGAATCGTTTGAAAGAAGTGGAATTACTGGCGCTACTATTACCCAATTAGCTAAAGAAAATGGATGGAAGCCACAAGGTAAAAAACATCGTGAACTCGATTGGGATGATGAGGTAGGCGGTGATGAGTATGTCATCATCGATAAAAATTGGATAGAAGGTATGGAAATACAAGAACCAAACGAATGGGATCCAGTACGTGAATTAACCACATACTTATCGTTACTATTTGAATCAACAGAAAACGTTGGTTACGTAACATCCACATGGGAAACAGAAGATGGTAAACATTTACC